TCTGCAAGGCAAACGCCCCTGCTGATGAGACTTGTAGTCTCTCTGTGCCACCAGTATCAAATCTTATTGTGTCATCATCAGAACCTTCTTCTACTTGTATTTTAGTGTCGTTGTCTCCATCGACAACTAACTCGGATGATGAACCTTGAATTCCTAATTCTATTTTCAATGGTGTGCCAGTACCTGCAATAGTCTGTGAGACATTGATGGTATTGGTTGGGTTTGAAAATGCTGAAGATACAATCGTACCTTCTGTTACATTACCAGAACTATCTGTTATACGAATAGCTCTACCTGCATAGTATGTAGCTGTTAAGTCTGTGCTTGATGCTGTAATAGTAATTGTATCAGAGTCAGATCGTGCTACTGTGTAAGTGCCATCACCATCACCAAACTCATAGAAGCCTTCACCAATTTGGTTATACATACTACGGATGTTAGCCATAGTCTCACGTGCTGCATTGTTTACATTAGAAGGAGCCATACCTTCAGAAAAGTTTACAGTTTGCGTGTCAGTGTTGTTACCTGCGGTTGTGCTGTATTTACCTACGCCTGTTCCTGCCATGTGTTCTCCTAATTATTTGGTATCAAACCTTGCGGTGGTTTCGCTGCCTCAAAAGACATACCACCTAAAGGCTCATTTATAATTGCTGTCTCTGTTGCTGTAGCTTTTGGGTATGGTATTTGATAAAAAGCTGGTCTTAATTCTGTTTCAAGTAATTTTTGTGCAGTTTTTTGATGATAAACGTCTCTTGTTCTGTCAAATAATCCCCTAGCAGCTAAAAGACCTTGTATGTTTGCTAGTTTAAATCCTACAATACCTATTAGACCTCTTCCAAATTGTTGCATCAATCTGTTTAAACCAGATGCAGTATTTGAAAAATTTACTAAATCTGTGTTTTTAAATGTTTTTGCAACCTCATTAGTAAAATCGTCTATTAAATTAAGTTCATTCTGGTCAAACAACTCTTTCATAATTGCAGAATTTTTGTTCATTATGTTTTTATATTGATCGTAAAATTTTTTAGCAACAAATTGACCATTTTTAATAGAGTCTCTAATAATTTTGTTGAAAGCTGCTGTTCGTAATGCCTGAAAATCTTTACTTTTTGCAGCCTGTTGACCTAAATTACCTTTGTCGATTGCAAAAATTGTTTTAAGTCTTTTTACCACGCCTAAACTTGTATCTTTTAAACCTAAAACACCTGATCCAAAAATATAATCTATAGTTTTGTCAGGTGTCACATCTGCGTCATGTAATATTGTATTAATTATTTTTGTTGTACGGTCTTTTATTGTAAAACCATCTTTTACAAAAGTTTGATCGCCAAACAATTTTTCTCTTCTTTGAAACAAATATCTAGCATTTTTCAAACTGTTAATTATAGAAGGATCATCGCCAGAGCCAAACAAAGCGTTATCTAGTGCATCATCATAAAATTTATCAAATTCTTTTTTTATTGCTATTGATGAAGCTCTATCGGTTTTTGTGCTAGCAGAACCAATAAAATTACTTAATTTTCTTCTTACAACTTCAAAATTATTAATAGTTAAATCATTTACCTTTTCTTTTTTACTATTTGATATTTTTGTAACAAAATCATTTACAACCTTATTTGCTTTTATAGATGCTGGTGTTAAATCTGTATCTAACAAAAATTTGCCACTGCTAAAAACATCGTCTATGCTTTTTGTTAAATTTTTAACATTGCTTTCTTGACCATTAAAGACAGCATCTTTGTCTATTGTATTATATGCAGATGTTATTTCATCAGATTTCTTTTTGTATATAGTGTTTAAACCTTTGACTATTTGCTCTCCTGCATCGTTCAAAGTCATTTCATCTAGTTGACCTTTGTTGAACTGTGACATAAGTGATTTTGCACTTGTTTCAACATCTATGCCTTGTTTAGTAAAGAAATCTATTGCCTCTTCCTGTGCTTTTCTTCCAAAAGCACCTTTTTTTGCCTCATGTAAAATTGCAATACTTTCTGCGTTCTGACTTGCTTGACCAACAGAAAGACGAAAACCAAATTGACCTGCACCTGCTTGTACTGAAGCTAAAGTTTCATCTACGCCTGAAGATAATTCTTTTGCAAATTGTTGAATATAACTTTCACTTAAATTATCAACATCTAAACCAGCAGCTTCTGCTGCTTTTTTTCCTTTTTTGTTAAGTTGAATTTTACCCTCCACTATTTCTGTATATTTAGGGTTACCAAACAACTTACGAAAAGTAAGCCCCACTAAAGGATTTATTGCACCTTCAAATACTATAGGAGTTGCTGTTGATATTGCAGCTTTTGTTGCATTTATATTTTCAGCACCTAAACTCATGGCTGCTAAATCTTGTGCAATAGAGGTAGAACCTCCTGCTGCTCCAGATGCAATCGTTCTTTTTAAGTAACTTTGACCTAATTTTTTTGCAACGTAACTTTGACCTGGAATGTATTGTAGAATTTGTGAAGTAGTTTGTATAAAATCTTGAGGACTAGCACCAGGTTTGTTTAAATAAAAAGATTTACCATCAGGCATAGTAACTATCGGGTTGTTAAATTTATCTTTAAAAATTTTTGCTCCTGGTACTTGTGCTTGTATAATTTCTGCTTGAGCTTTCATGTCTGGTGTGATATTAAGACCTAAAGCAATTTTAAATTCACCTTCACCTTTGTAACTCCCTATTTCAGGCAACTCTGCATACTCAGTTTTTTTAGTTCCGCTAAAAAAGTCACTAATAGCAGTGTATGCTTTGTTAAGGTAAGAGGGTGAACCCTGTTCAAACTTTTGATCTAAAGCATTTACCAAATCAGGATCTTTTACTTTATTAAGTGTTTCAGGTAACTCATTACCTGATTTTTTTTCTAAATCTTTTATTAATTTTGGATCTGTAATTTTTGTCATAATTCGTAATAATCCTGACCCACTTTAATATAATTTTTACCATTTAATTCAATTACGTCATTACCTGCAAATTGTGGATCTATAGTGTCCGATAAATTTTTTATTACTTCTCTGTCTTCATCACTAAATAGTGGATTGTTTTGTTGAAAATTATTAGTAAACTCAGTCCATGAAGTTCCGTCTTTTGATTTTTGACTTAAACCTCCGTTTTCTTCAACCCATTTTACTGCTTCATTTTTATAAGCAATTTCTAGTTTTGCTTTTCTTTTTGCAATATCTAAAACAAGTGCATTTCCGTCTTTAGACATGAGTAATCCAGGTGAAATAGAACCAAAAAAACTCATTTCTCTATCTGATACAGCACCTTTTGTAAATTGTAAATTACCTAAAACAATTTTACCAGATAAACTTCTAAAAGCCTCTGCTGCTGGAACATTTTGAACGTCTAATTCTAAACCAAACTCACTACCTATTTTTTCTGCGGTTGTTCTTAATTCACCAAAACTACCTGTATTAAAATCTGTATTCTCTAAAAGCATTTCCAAAGTGTCAATATCTTGTAAATTTTTAAATGATGTATCACCAGATTTAGCAATTTCTGTAAAACTTTCACCAAAATATTTCCCTATTTCTTCTTGCTCTTTAGTTTCTCCTGCTTTGTCACCCTCGATATTTACGGTTGGTGCAGTTCCTACTTGTGATACTTTTCCAGTTGTATTGCTTTTTTGATATGTTTTGTTTGGATCTAGACCAAAAGTTCTTTTTTCCAATTCTGTCAAAATAGAAAAAGTTTCTTCCTCTGCTTCAGGTTCTAATGTTCCATAATCACCAAGAAGTTTTGGGTTTTCAGGGTCTGTCAAATCTACAGCTTGATTATTGATAACTCGTATGTCTCTGTCTTTTGGAGCAAATAAATCTTGTGCTTGACTTGCTGCTGATATTGCATCAAGAGCAGTGCCGCCACCTGTAAGAGTTAAACCAAAAGCAACTCTGGGATCAGATAAAAAACCCATAGGACCAGCTTGTGTTGGCGGTGCAAATAATCCGCCTGGTTGATCTGTAAATAAACCTTTAAAATATTTTTGTACCATAACTATCCTAACTTAAAAATCCTAATCCGCCTAAAATACCACCAGCAGCAGCCCCATATGGTCCTAATGCTGATCCTGCAATAGCACCTCCAAATCCACCTTGTAAAGGACTTACACCAGGTTGAGATGCGATTGTAACAGGTAAACCACTTGCAATAGGTGTAATTAAACCTGCATAATCTTGTAATGCTTGTATTGGTGCTTGTTGACCAAACTGAAATCTTGCGATCTGATCTTGTAATTGTCTACGTGCTAAATCTTCAAATGCAGCACCTACACCACCAAGTGATGCGATACCTGATGATCTTCTAAGATCCATTTGTTCTTGTAATGGTGAAAGTTGTGTTGCAGCTCTAAGTTGTCTGTCTCTTTCTTGCTGTTGTAAACCTGTAGCGATTGGTGCATAGGCTTGTGTCACTCCACGTGCAACTGCTTGTTGAGCTGCTGGACTTGTACCAGTTCTACCCATACCACCGAATTGTGTTTGAACATTACTTAAAACATCAGATGTGATGCCTTGTCTTACTTGATCTAAGAATTGATTTGATGCAGTACCACTAGCAAGATTACCTAAAGTTGTTGCAGCTTGACCTTGCAATGTTGAAGGTTGCATTTGTTCTAATGCTGCTGCTTGCTGTAAATTAAGTGCTTGTTGTGTCTGATCTGCAAACGGTACTACTGTACTGCTTGGAAAAAACTGTCTACCTACACCACTTCTGTAAATATTCTGTGCTTCGCCTAATATATCCCTTAAAAAAGGTTCCGCAGGTGCGTAAGGCTGCGTTGTTTGAGTGGTAGTTTCATTTCCGCCACTTGACATACTTATTCCTCCAATTTCTTTTCTAGTAAGTAATGGGTAATTTTATACCCTTTTTGTTTTAATAATTTAGACC